CGCCCAAGGTAAAGATCAGTCGTGATTTCGATCTGCAACGCTTGATTGGTCAAGATATTGCAGCGATGGGTCAGCTGTTTGAGGATCAGGTGATCAGTCGTGAGGAGTTCCGCGACATGCTGGTGCAGGGAGAAATCTTGCCCACAGCAGCTGAGTCGCCAGATTCCGCACCAGAGTTACAGTAGAGCTATTGCTGCTGCTTACTCATGGCCAAGTCTCTCGACAAGGTATTGCAGGCCGATGGTTCCTACAAATGGGAACTTGTTGACTCTTGGGATCCGTCATCGGAGAAATCGGCCAAGCCCGTTGCAAAACCTGCAGTTAAAAAGCCTGCCGCCAAAAAAGCAAAGGCTAGTAAAGTACAAGAGTCAACTGATTCCTAATAATGGAAGAACAAGTCATTCAGGAGACGCCTGTGGCGCCTTCTGAGCAGCCCGTGGCTGAGACTGCAGGCACCGTCAACATTGTTGATACGGCTGCTTACGAGCAACAAATCCAAGCGTTGCAACAGCGTGCTGTTGAAGCTGAGGAAAAATTCCAAGGCATCAAGGGCAAGCTCGACGACGTTTACAAGAAACAAGACGATCAACGTCGCAAAACACTGGAAGATCAAGGCCAGTGGAAGGATCTTTGGGAAGAGGCCAACAAAACGGCCCAAACTAAAGACCAACAGATTGCTGATTTGGAGCGGCAGCTTGCTGAGCTTCGGACTTCAAACGAAACAGCAGCAATGAAAACTTCTGCGCTGTCTGCAATCAATCAGGCTGGTGCAATCAGCTCTGATCAAATGTTGCAGTTGGTGCAAAGCAAGCTGAAAAAAGCTGAGGACGGCAGCGTCAAGGTGTTGAACGGTGGCGTTGAGGAAGACCTCAATGTTTACCTTGCCAAGCTTAAAAACCCTGGTTCTGGCTACGAGCATCACTTCAAGCCAAGTGCTCAAGCTGGTATGGGCGCTAAGCCAACAACCGCAACTGCGGGTGCTTCAGGTGTCGCTAATCCTTGGTTGGAAGGTAGTATTAACTTAACGAGGCAAATGGCCTTGGAATCTACCGACCCTGACCTTGCAGCTGTGCTCAAGCGAGAGGCTGGTAAATAAGTCCCCGTGGGACACCACCTCAAGTCCGTGACTTGAAACCCCGCAAACCTCAATCCCGAATAAGAAATGGCTGCTCCATTTCAGAATTATTCCGGCGGTGTCCTTCTGGCGGACATCGTAAAAAGGAATAATCTCAGCACCTATGTGTCTGAGGCAATCAAAGAACGCTCCATGCTGCTGAAGAGCGGCGCTGTGGTGCGTAACCCTCTCCTGGATGCACGCGAAGGCGGCACCCGGATTCAAGTTCCTGAGTTCAACCCCGTTGCACCGACCGAAGAGATCTTCGACGGCACTGCAACTTGGGGCACCAGCTCTGCCGGTTATCTGACCCCTCAAAAGGTCGGCACCGGAACCCAGATTGCATCTATCGTTCACCGTGGTTTTGCCTACGCCGTGGATGACGTTGCCCTTCTGGCAGCTGGTGAAGATCCGATGCTTCACATCCGCAATCAGCTGGCTGACGCCATCAACAAGCTGAATGCAACCCGTCTGTTCGAGCAACTGACTGGTCTGTTCCACACTGCTCTCAACGACCACCGTCTTGAGAAGAACCTGGGTGGTTCCGGCGCTACTTCTGAGGACAACTATCTGACGGCCTCAGTCATCGCTGAAGCTCGCTCCAAGCTGGGTGAGCGTGGCGAAGAGCTGGACACTCTGATCGTCCACCCCTCCGTCGCTTACTACCTGTATCAGGTAGGAATGCTGACCTTCTCCACCTCTGCACTGGCCGCTTCTGGCGCAGTGACCTGGGGTGGCGGTGGTGTTGGCATCGGCGCTCGTGAAGTTGGTGAGTTTGCTGGTTGCCGAGTCATTGTTGACTCCCTGTGCAACATCAACGACCCGACCTCTTCTGGCAACCGCCAAGAGTTCCGTTGCTACCTGCTGAAGTCCGGCACCATCCTTGAGGGTGTGCAGCAGGACCTCCGCATTGAGGCTGATCGCAACATCCTCTCCAAGCAGGATGTGCTGTCCGTTGACTACCACGGTGCTTATCACATCATGGGAACCAAGTGGACCTCCTCTGACGACAACCCCACCAACGCAAACCTGCGTACCGGTAGCAACTGGGAAGCTACCTATGACATCGACCTCATCCCTGCGGTTGAGATCTTCGTCAACTCTCCTCTGGATAACGCCACCACCTGATCCTGACGAGACAAACGGCCCTACCATTAGGTGGGGCCTTCTTCTTTTTCGCATGGCGTACAGCAGTCCCAAAAAACTGACCACACGGCAAAAAGCCGCGATGGAACGTCATGCAGAGCATCACACCAAAAAGCACATGGCCGAGATGCGTCGGCTGATGAAGGCTGGTAAGACCTTTACCGAAGCGCATAAAATGGCAATGAAAAAAGTAGGTAGGTAAGCCGTGGCCGCAACCATCACAGCCACACTTGAAAGCGAAAGCGCCAACAGCTATGTGACGCTGGCAGAAGCTGACGCCTACTTTGAAACCGTCCCAAGCAGCACGCAGTGGGACAATAAGACTGATGACGCAAAGAATCGAGCGCTGATCTCTGCAACGCGCTGGATCGATACGTTGAATTTTTACGGTGATCGTTGCAATGCAGACCAAGCTCTGAGCTGGCCTCGCAATAATTACCATGTGGATCGTGTTGAGCTTGCTTGCTCCGCGATCCCGAACGACATCAAGTATGCAACGTATGAGCTAGCCAATGCGTTGGCGAACGATACGGATGCAATCACTGGAACAACAGGCGACACGGGGCTTTACGAGTCTGTAAAGCTTGGCGAGATGGAGGTCAAGTACAACACGTCGAGCCAAGCGACGGGAACAGTTAACAACGTTTTCGATGTTTATCCTTGGTTGCAGTCGTATCTGGGTGCCTACTGTCTTGGCGGTAGCGGCAGCTATCAAGTCCGTATGGTGAGGGGTTGAGATGGCAGGCGCACTCGACACGCTTTTCAAGAATGTTGCTAAGCAGGTCGTTGCGGATCTGGGCAAGTCGTTTGATCACACGATCACGTACACCCGCAAGGCATCTCCGACTTACGACACGAGCACTGGAGCGTTGACTACGACTGACACGGACTACTCGTTTGACGTTCCAGTCGAGTTTGTTGATGCCGAAGAAGAGGAAGGACGCGAAGAGCGTAAGGCTCGTTTGTATATCACACCCGACCAGATTGGAGACAACCAGCCTACGTTTGAAGACACGGTGACACTGAAGTATGCAGGGTCTAACCGCGTTGCTCAGATCACGGACATCCGAACGTTTAAGGGTGATCAGGAGTATCTGTATCAGCTGCTGGTGAGGTTCTGATGGCCAAGAGTGTTGCGAAGCAAATTGAAGATGAGGTTGAGGCACATCTTCAGCAGAGCTACAACAGACTGATCGCCACGATCATGCGTCGTTTGGCAACGAAGAAGCGGAGTCCGGTCTATACCGGATTTTTTGCTTCGAGCTGGAAAGCGCACACGTCTCCAATCGTTGCTGACGACAAGGTTGAAAACTTTGCTCCGTGGTCAGGGATTAGAAAGCGAAAGCGTCAAGATCCCGCTAACAAGGAGTACAAGATTGATCCAAGGTTTTATCCGCCGGACAAGTCGTACAGCTACAAACGTCGCGTTTACATCGGCAATACTGCTGAGTATTCGATTTATGCGTTAGAAAGCGGCAAGGTTCAACAGTTTGTGCAGGGACCGGAGATGAAAAAGCTGGTTGAGGAAGCGTTTAAAGAGCGCACACCTAAGATTTCTGTTGGCGGCAGACAAGGCATTGGAACGTTTGGCACGCAAGCTGGCAAGATTTACACTGGCTATAGCGAGCTGTAGTCATGACCTTAGTCAACGCCAGAGCAGCTTTTGAAAAAGCGGTAACCGATGCCGTGGCAGACGCAGATGACACCGTGCTGATGAAGTACGACAACGTTGCTTTTACAACGCCAGGCAAGACCAAAAAGTACATTCTGATGACTGTCAGCTTTGGGCAGTCCACGATCCAGAATCAAGGCGCAGCGCAGGACTATTACTCCGGCACGATCCAGTGCAACGTGTATGTGCCCAAATCAGCTGGCACAGCAGTGCTTTCAGCGATTAGTGAGTCTGTGATTGATGGTTTGACCTCAGTCAACGCACCTGGCTACACCGATACGTTTAGCAGCTCTCCTCGCGTGTTAGACATTGTTGGTCCGACACCGCTTGATATTGAGGATCGCTCACACTTTGTTGGTGTGATTTCTTGCGGGTTTACTGCAACCGCATAGTATAGTATTGAATAAACGAAGGTCTTCAATGCGAGCTTCAGAGCTGCTTCGCAACAAATTCGGCGTTAGCCAGCTGTATAGGTACGAGGTCAAGCAAGACGACGAGGTGGTTTTGGAGATTTACTGGCATCCATTGACGATTGCCGAGCGTGAGTCGATCCAAAAAAATGCTGACTCTGAAGAAGCAGGTGATTTTGCGCTTGGCATGATGATTCGCAAGGCGTTGGACGCTGATGGCAAGCGTCTTTTCCAGGATGGCGAAAAGGCTGTATTGAAAAACTCTGTTGAAGCTGCGGTGCTTCAGGAAATCCAGTTAGCAATGCTGGCTTCTGGAACGGAGAACAAGGTGGAGGAAGCGAAAGCAGACCTCAAAAGCTAATGGTGACTGGTTTTTTCTTTATGCGTTAGCAAAGGAGCTGGGCATGACGGTGGCTCAGCTTTCGCAGACGTTGACACAAGAAGAGCTGATCGGCTGGGCTGCGTTCTTCGAGCTGAAGAACGAGCAAGAAGAGAAAGCGATCCAGAATGCTAAAACTGCCAATAGGGCGCAAACAATGTCTAGACGGTAGGATTGAGTGAGGTTGCCGTTGTGCTGTGTCTAGCTTTGGGATTAACCTGGACCTGCGGCTCAACGGCCAAACTGCTCTTGATAGGGCAATTCGTGGCGCAAAATCGCTTGAGAATATTGTTAAACGACTAAAAGACAAGCCTTTAGACCTCTCAAATATTGGTGGAGCAGCAAGGCTCGACGAAGGAAGGCTTGGCAAGGCAAGAAAAGACCTAATTGCATTTGCTGCAGAGCTAAAAAAAAGTGAAAAACCGCTTGCAAATACAGAAGCAGGTTTGCGAGAGTTTACCGCTGCTTTTGGTCAATTAGCTGCTAACACGAAAGCGGGAACACCGGCCTTTGAAAACTTTGTTGGTGTTATTGCAAAAGCAGAAAAAGAACTAGAGGATATTGCCCATGCGACGGAAAACGCAAGAAGAAAGGCTTTAGGCCTTCTTAGCGTAGAAGAAGAAGCAGCTCAGCTTGCTCAAAAAGCAGCACAAAAAAAAGCCAAAGAAGACGAAGCGAAAGCTAGATTAAAAAACGAAAGAGCTATTGAAAAGGAGAACAGAAGGCTAGAAAGACTGAACCGCGAGAAAAAAAGAGAGGCAGAGCTAGCAAAGCGAAACAGAGGAAGGGCTATTGGCGATCTAGCTGCAAGCGTTGGCTTTCCTCTGTTGTTTGGAGGTGGCGTTGGATCTGTTGCTGGTGGAGCGGCTGGATCTCTTATTGGCAGTGCGCTTGGAATTGGTTTTGGCGGACAGATTCTTGGAAGTGCTCTTGGTCAGGGTTTAGATCAAGCAGCTAAGGCTGCAAATGAGTTTGCATTGGCTGCAACAAAGGCATCTACCTCTTTAGATGCGCTTATTCAAGGATTTGGCTTAGCGGGAACCAGCACAGCAGCATCCCTTAGGTTTGCCGAGACCTTAGGGATCGGTGGGGCGGCGCGAGCAGCCGCGCAAGGGGGGTTGCTTGGAATCGTCGGAGAAAGCGGAGTAAAAAGTCTTGAAGACTTAGCCACTTCTGCAGAAGATGCTGGCAACGCACTGAGCCGTTTTGGCGCAGCAACAACTGCAACTTTTGCTCCAATCTTGACAAGCCTGAATCAAGCTGTAGCAGGTTTGTTTGGAGGTATTTCTAAGGTTGAACAGTTCAGGCGAGCTACGGATCCAGCTAATCAACCTCCTATTGATCCTGGCGGCCCTGGGTTTCCCGCACGGCAAGAATTTGCACGCGCTAGAGCTGAAAACATCCGCAGACTGTCTGAAGACCCAGAGGTAAAAGCTCAGCTTAAATTAGAGGAAAAAATTAACAAAGTTGTTAGTGACAGAATTGGGCTTGCCGAGCAGGCAACAGCTTTAGAAAAGTCTAGGCTAACCAGCCGCAGAGATGTTTTTGCGGTAGATCAGGGAAATCTGGCTATTCAGGCACAGCAGAACAAGTTAGATGTCTTAGCCATTCAACTTGCTGGAGAACTGACAGCTGCAAAAAGACGAGAGCTTGAGCTAGAGCAAGACTTAACCAAAGAGGCTAAACGTCAAGCTGAAGCAGCCAAGGAAAACGCTCGTATAGAAGCGCAGCGCCAGATTCAAAGAGAACAAATATCTGGAGCGGTAAAGCAAATAGGAATGCTGAGACAAGAGCAGGAAATGGAGCTTAAGTTTAAGCAAATGGAGCAAGGTAGATTTAAGTTTTTTGAGAAAGAGGCTCTGAGTTTAGAAAATAAACTAAATATCACTGAAATGACGCTCGATTTAGAGCAAAAAAGAGACTTAATTGGCGTAAATGAAGCAGAAAGAGTTGCTTCTATAAATCGAGATTATGAAATCAGAAGGCGTTTAGCTAGGGAGCAGTATTCCATAGAGCTGTTGTCTTTAGAACAAGCTAATGCTGCCTACAGGCTTTCACGGCTGCGAGTAGAACAAGAGATTGAACTGCAAAATTTGCAAGCAAAAATTTCTGCTGATCAGCAAATTAGGCAAACAAGTCCGTTTGCCCGTGAAACAGAGTTGATGGACCCGTTTTTCGGAGCGAGCCGTCAGCTGGAGATTGATCAAGCTGTTGAATACAACAACCAACTGTCAGTTATGGAGAAACGGCTGTCTGACGTTAGTGAGCAGCTAACTGTTTTTGCTCTTGATCCTAATGTTCGTCAAGGCTTAGAAGATCAGCAGCGACAGATTAAAAATCAGATCGCTAATTTCAAGGAATATCAACCAGCTATTGACGAAGCAGCGCTAGCTCAGGCGCGTTTTACGGAAGCGATGGCAATCACCGTGCCAGTGACGGATTCGCTATTCGATAGTCTGCTGGCGGTTGTTGATGGAACGAAGACTGCAGAGCAAGCGTTTGCAGATTTCCTTCGCAGCATTGCGTCAATGTTGATGGATGCAGCTAAGCAGATGATTGCGACGTATATCGCGATTGGCATTGCCCGCATGTTTGCGGGTATTTCCGCAAAATCTGCGCCCGCTCCAGACATTCAGTCAGGTGCTGGGTTCGGCCTAGGCAGTCAAATTATGGTTGGTGGCATGAGAACTGCTGCTAGCGGCAAAGGAGCGCTAATGAACCAACCGTATTTGGTTGGAGAACGCGGTCCTGAGCTATTTGTTCCAAGAAACAATGGGACTATTGTTCCTAATCATCAAATGGGAGTTGGCGCTAATGTGACCGTGAATGTTGACGCTTCAGGCTCTAACGTTGAAGGCGATGCTGAACAGCAAAAAGCACTTGGTACGGCGATTGGTGCAGCCGTCCAAGCCGAGCTAATCAAGCAAAAACGTCCTGGAGGTCTTCTGAGCTAATGGCTTCTTTCCCTTCAATCACGCCGACCTACGGCATCCAAAAAACAAGTGCGCCGAACGTGCGAATTGCGCAGTTTGGTTCGGGCTATAGCCAGCGCACTACGTTTGGTCTAAACCAAAACCCAAAGGTTTACAACCTGACGTTTGAGGTTTCAGAAACGGACGCTGACACCATCGAAGATTTCTTAGATGCGCGTGGTGGAACGGAAAATTTTGACTTCACGCCACCTGGCGACAGCAGTGGCAAGTACATTTGTCGTAACTGGAGCAAGTCAATTCCGTACTTGAACCGTGCGACGATCCAGGCGACGTTCGAGCAGGTGTTTGAAGCATGACCGTTCCAAATTCAATCCAAGAGCAGATACAGCTTCTTGAGCCGTCAGCAATTATCGAGCTGTTTGAGTTAGAGCTGACTGAAGCAGTCAATGGCATCAACCAAACTTTTTATTACCACGCTGGAACGAACGAGCTGACTGCCGACGTTGTTTTCAACGGCATTACCTATGCGGCTTATCCGATCGAAGTTGACGGGTTTGAGATGACAACAAAGGGCACACTACCTAGACCGTCAATGAAGATTGCTAACGCAAACAATGCAATTTCAGCGCTGCTTGTGCTCTACAACGCGTTGCAGGCAAAGGTTACGCGCATTAGGACGTGTAAGAAGTTCCTTGATGCAAGCAACTTTTCTGATGGCAACGCAACAGCGGACCCGACTGCAAAGTTTGAGGATGAAATCTGGTATATCGACCGAGTAGCCAACGAGAATCCACAGATAGTTGAGTTTGAATTGACCAGCAAGCTTGATTTAACCAATCTTGCGCTCCCTCGTCGTCAGGTCTTGGAGCATTGCCCTTGGAAGTATCGCGGCGAGGAATGCGGCTATACAGGCACTAATTATTTTGATCTAAATGACAAATCAACTACTGAGGCAAACGACCAATGCGGAAAACGCTTTAGCAGCTGTGTCAAAAGATTTCCAGCGGCAACAGGGCTGCTGCCATTCGGAGGCTTCCCTGGTGCAAGACTTCAGACTTGAGGCCGAGGCTCATGCTTTGGAGCAAGCGCCCCGCGAAGCATGTGGTGTTGTTGTAAATGGCCGGTATTGGCGCTGTCGGAACGTTGCAGAAGACCCAGAGCAAGATTTTGTGCTTGAGCCGCGTGATTATGCAGTGGCTGCTATGTACGGCAAGGTTGAAGCAATTGTTCATTCACATCCAATGGGAGGATCGGCAAGCCTTGCCGATAAATCCTCTTGCACCGGCACCAAGCTTCCGTGGCATATTTGGAGCGTGCCAGACAAGCAATGGTCAACTATCAATCCCTTATAGGCCGTCAGTGGGAGTACGGCGTCAATGATTGCTTCACGTTGATCCGTGATTGGTTTGGGTTGCAGGGCGTTGAGTTGCCTGACTTTTCACGCCCTGAAGATCTAGAGGTCTGCGACAGCATCTTCCTGCAGCAGGCGGAAGCGATTGGATTTGAGCAGGTGCTCTTGGAGCGGCGAAAGCCTGGCGACGTGTTGATTATGCGACTGGACACGCGAACGCCGATGCACGCTGCAATTTTGCTGCCTGACGAGTTGATTTTGCACCAACGGCAGGATTCATTGAGTGCGATTGAGCCGCTGCGGCGGTACTATGTCGAAAGGATTGCAGCAGTGTTCCGCTATGCAGCAGGTCGTCCGACTGCTGGGTGATCTGGGTGAGCGGTACGGTGCCGAGCACACGTACTACAACCTGCGAACGCCTGCAGATGCAATCAAGTTGCTGTGCATCAACTCGCCTGAGTTTCAAAAGGAGTTGATGTACGCGCATGAGCATGGCGTGGGTTATCGGTTAATTCAAGCTGGTACGGATTTAGATCTTGAGGATTTGCATCTGCCTTTTGGCAGCAAGGATTTAGTTTTGGTGCCTGTAATTGCAGGTAGTGGCGGTGTTGGAAAGGTACTTGCTGGTGTTGCGATTATTGCCTTTGCTGTTGTCACGGCTGGCGCAGGTTTGATTCCAGGTCTTGGTTTAGGTTTTGGTCTTCAAACAGCGGTTTCTATCGGTTTGGTAGGCGCAAGCCTGATTCTTAATGGTGTTTCGGAGCTGCTTGCACCACAGCCAACAATTCCAAACCTTAGCGGTTCAAACAGGCTGGGAAGTGGTGAACGATCAAGCACTGATGGCCCGCAAGGTGTTGTGCGCGGCACTGATGGCAGGCAGTCATACGCCTACACAGGTGCCGCTAATACAGTGGGCCTTGGAGCAACAATCCCTGTCGCTTATGGCGAAGTCTTGGTAGGCAGTCACTTGCTCAGCGCAACTGTTGATGTATCGGATGAATCTGATCCGTTAAAAACAGCGATAAGAGACCCTGGCCAGGGCACAATCCGCATCGGAGGTGAAGAACTTCGTTTTGGCCGCTTCACGAGCGCAGCTGGCGTGAAAGTGATTCGCTCCAGAAAAACTTTGGGCAGTAGCAGTCAGTTTCGACGGGTAGTAAATGAATTTATAGATTTGCGCAACGGTGAGACAGAGAAGGCCGATGATATTGATGAAAGCACAAGGAGGCGGGACAAGCTTGATTTTGTCTTTGAGCTGCGCGATGGCTTATTTGACTTTGTTAGTGGTGAGGGTTCAACGCTTGTCGATGGTTTCTTCACCTATAGGATTACAGTCTTTGCAAAGAAAGGCGGGCCCGATCCAATCATTGCCACTTCTCAAGCAACAGTCCAAGGGCTGCTCAAGAACAATGATAACTATAAATGGATACACCGGATAGAACACCCTGACGTTGATAACGATGATGATATAAGAGCAAATGTTGAGATTATTGACCACAGGTCAAACAGCAAAAACACATTGTTCTGGCAAGCCTTTGGCTACAACATTGCTTAAATCATGGCGTTAAATTCCACCTCTGTCATTAAGTTTGTAGACCTGCTTTGCGAAGGTCCGATTTCTGGGTTGGTTGGTGCGGAACAGGGTGTATTTCTTGAAGAGACACCAATTAAGGGGGGCAACACACGCAATTTTTCTAACGAAGACGTTTCCTATGACTTCAAGCCAGGTGGCCGCACGCAGACACAGTTGCCTCAGGGCAAGGATAGACAGTCAACTATTATTGACATCAACCAAGAGGTCGGTCAAAGATACAGCGAAACAATCAACGACAATAATGAAGTCACCGATCGCGATTATGGCAGCGGGTCAATCGTTAGAGCGATTTCTGACGTAGAGGTCGAGGACTTTCAACTGTTATTCACTATCCCGCGCCTGTTTTCGACAGCGCAGGAAGGTCTTGCAAAAGGTCAATTATTCAACGGCAAGATTAAGATTAAAGTTGATGTGCAGAGTCAAGGCACGGGCTACAGAACAGTTTACGAAAAAACGATAACCGGCATTTCTGTAAGCAATTATCAATTCAAGACTCCTAAATTAGACACTCCGGGCGAAGGCCCATGGAACGTTCGAGTAACCAAGGTGGACTTAGGAGAAGACCATTTTGAAGTCAAATTTCAAGACTTTAGAGAAGTAGAGAAAAATATACCGTTAGCCAACGGCAGGGCCAACCAACTCGTATGGTCAAGCATTATTGAGATTCAGTCACTGCGAACGGCCTATCCATATTGTGCTGTTGCGGGAGTCTCTTTATCAACAAGACAGTTTGCAAGTTTGCCAACTAGGGCCTACAAGATTCGCGGTCGTATCGTCCAGATGCCTTCAAACGCTGCGGTTAGAGACGACGGCAGCCTGACCTTTTCCGGTGCCTTTACTGGCAGCCTCAAAGAAGGATGGACGACCTGCCCTGTTTGCTGTTGGTACGACATGGTTACCAATAAGAGGTATGGAGCGGGGGATTTTGTTCAGGCGTCAAACCTTAGCTGGGTTGATCTTTATCCCCTCGCCCGATACGCAAACCAGCTTGTTACTAATCCTGACGGCACTACTGAACCACGCTTTGCGTGCAACGTCGTCATTTCATCGCAAGCTGAAGCGTTCAACGTTCTGCAGGATCTTGCCAGCGTCTTCCGTGGGATGCTCTATTGGCAAGCAAATACAATTCAAGCAACTGCTGATCACGGCAACCTAGATGGAACAGATGTCTCGCCGGTCCATCTGTATAGCAACAGCAATGTGATCGATGGGGCGTTTAACTATTCCGGTACGTCATTGAAGACACGCAGCACTAAGATTCGCGTCCGTTACAACGATCCAGATAACTTCTACAAGTCAAATTATGTCTGCGTTGAAGATGCAAGTTTGATCACAAAGTATGGGTATCAAGAGAAAGAGATCATTGCTTTCGGGGCTACTTCCAAGTTCCAAGCACAGCGACTTGGCCGATGGATGCTGGCATCAGAAGAGCTTGACGGTGAAACTGTTACGTTCGTGACGGGCTTGCAAGGTGCTGTCGTGGTGCCTGGTCAAGTTTTTGCGGTGTCGGACGAGATGCGTCAAGGCGTGCGTCTTGCTGGTCGCGTTAGCAGTGCAACCACAACAGAAATTACTGTCGATCAGGACATCACGTTGCCTGCCGGTAGTGGCCACACCCTGACTCTCACGCTTCCTAATGGAAGCATTGAAACAAGGTCGATCAGCAGTGTATCTGGCAACGTCATTAACACGTCATCGTTTAGCGACGCACCATTAGCGCAATCAGTCTGGTCAATCGCATCAACAAGCGTCGAGCACCAAAAATTTCGCTGCCTGACTGTCACTGATGCCGGGAATGGTCAGTTTGGAATTACTGGTGTTGAGTTCAACGACAGTATTTACAAAACGGCTGACGAGGGAGATGCCCTTGAGTTTCAAGATGTCAGTTTATTTAACGATCAACCAGCCAAGCCAACAAATTTGTCTCTTTCTTTCCAAGAAATCACGGTTGGGCAAACAACTACTAACCGAATGACGGCTTCTTGGACCCGTGGAACGGATGGTGTGACGTTTGGGTTTGAAATTCGATATAAGATTGGTGGTGGAAATTACATTGAGCATGAAACTACAAACACAATTTTTGAAGTTGATGGCCTAGACGAAGGTAGAAACATTGTTTTTCAAATTCGTTCAGTAGGGACTCCACCTGTCAATAGAAAATCCGCTTGGGTCGATATTGATGGCGTTGTCCCAGTCGCTGATCGTGATCCCGATAATAACGACGGCGTTATTAGGCCGCCGATTCCTAGAGATGTCACGATCCAAGCGATTGAAGGCGAGCAAGCAATTCTGCGCTGGAAGATCCCCCCAACTGGACAAAATACAAATAATTTCTTGGCGATTATTCGCCACGCATCAGAAGTTGATGGAACTGGTGAATGGCCGAATAGCATTTTGCTTCGTAACGTAAAGGCGCAGACAAACTCAGCTACATTGCCTTTGATCGAAGGCGAATATCTAATTAAGTTCGAGGACGAGAATGGACAGCGCAGCTTGAATGCTGCCAGTGCAGTTATTGACCTGCCAGACAAGCTTCCACGGCTTGACATCCAAGTGCGCCGTGAGGATCAAGACACGCCTCCGTATCAAGGCGATAAGGTTGATGTCTTGTTCAGTACTGAATATGACGGATTGGTGTTGGATGGTGACGAAGAGTTTGATGACGTTGTTGATCTAGACGACCTCGCAGACTTTGATTTCTTTGGGACGCGGCTTGCTGCTGGCGAGTATTTCTTTAACAACATCCTGGATCTTGGCGGTGTGTTTAGCGTCGTCTTCACGCGCAAGCTGACGACTCGTGGCCTGTACCCAGCAAACAGCGTTGATGATCGCGCAGAGTTGATTGACCGCTGGTCAGATTTTGATGGTCTGATCCCTGACGACACGAGTGCTCAGGTCTATTTCCGCACCAGTGATCAAGCGACTGTTGACGAGCAGCTGCTGCTAGAGGATGACGATTTCTTCCTGCTTGAAGATGACAATAAGATTGAGATGGAATCTGACATCAACTTTGGTGTTTGGGTGCCTATGGAGTCAGGCCGATTTACAGGCAGGCAGTTCCAGTTCAAGTGTGAGCTGAGTTCTGACCACGTTGACCAGACGCCAGTGGTTGATGAGCTGGGCTTCACAATGCAGCTTGAGGTTCGCACTGAAAGCAGCGCAACCATCACATCGGGCGCAGCAGCTAAACCGGTCACGTTTACCAATGCTTTCTACCAAGAGCCAAGCATTGGCATCACGGCTTCCAATCTTGCGTCGGGGGATTACTATGAGGTGACATCCGCCTCTAGGACTGGATTCACAATTACGTTCTATAACAGCAGCAACGCTGCTATCTCACGTAATTTCCAGTACCAAGCGGTCGGCTACGGCACTGAACAGACCTAAGCATGGCCACCCACGATTACGTCATTGCTAACGCTTCTGGTGCGGCTGTCAGGTCTGACCTGAACAATGCGTTGGCTGCGATCGTAAGCAACAACAGCAACGCAACGGCACCTGCCACGACGTATGCGTATCAGTGGTGGGCAGATACAACAGCAAATCAGCTGAAACTTAGAAACTCAGCGAATGATGACTGGATCGTCATTCAAGAGCTTGATGGCACGATGCTGATGGAGGACGGCACTGCTGCCGCTCCTGGCCTGGCATTTTCTGATGACGTAGACACTGGCTTGTTCCGCCCTGCAGCGAATCAGCTGGGTATTGCCACCAGTGGTGTTGAGCGCGTTGAGTTTGGAACGACTGAGGTTGTCTTTAACGACAGCGGTGCTGACGTTGATTTCCGCGTTGAAGGTGACGCTGAAGCAAGCCTGTTTGTAGTTGATGCAGGCAACGACCGCATCGGCATTGCCGAATCTGCACCTGGAACGCTTGTCGAAATTGGCAGCACAGCGCCTTACGTCACGCTCAAGAACAGCACAGAGGAAGACACTGATGGTGGCCGTGAAAGCCGTCTGATTTTTGAAGGCGAGCAATCTGGCGGTGAGATCTCAACGCTTGCGCAGATTGAGGTTTCGCATGATGGAACGGCTGATGACGAGCAGGGCAAGCTTGTTATTAGCACCAATGATGGATCTGACGGTGCATCGCCTACTGCAGCTCTAACGATTAGCGCGGATCAGACTGTTGCCGTCGCAGACAACTTAACAGTCAACGGCAGTCAGTATCCAAACGCTGGATCAATTAGCACTAGAAATTTACTTATTAACGGAGATTTTCAGCTTAACCAAAGAAACATTGTAAACTCAACTATCAATAGTTACGCCATGGATCGTTGGCGTAGTTTCGGTGGACCAACGACCTTCACTGTTTCACGCCTAGACGCGCTTACGGATCTAGATAGTTCCAGATATTGCTTGCGGCTGCAGCGTACTTCTGGCGAAACAAGTACAAATTTCTTGGGCGTAGTGCAAGGGATTGAAAGTATTAACTGCGAAGGGCTTGCTGGCACTCAGCTAACTCTTTCTTTTCGTGCAAGAAGGGGGGGCGATTTTTCGCAGGCATCAAACCAGATAACTAGCCAAATTTTTTACGGTCAAGGAACTGATGAAAATCCAGTTGGTATGACGAGCCAAACATCAGATGCTGCGGCACACACTATTCCTAGTGGTTCTGCCTTTACTGCATTCACGCAAACGGTAACTGTTCCTGCATCGACGACACAAATATCTGTCGGCTTCAACTGGACACCAACAGGCACTGCGAGCACAAATGACTATTTTGAAATTGCTGAAGTTCAGCTAGAGCGAGGCAGTGTTGCTAGTACATTCGAGCGGAGAGATATTACTAGCGAGCTTGTTAGGTGCCAGAGGTATTTTGAAAAAAGCTACAACCAAGGCACTACACCTGGCACTGCTACTTCCTTAGGTGGCTATCAATCCAGAGACGGCACCGCTAGCACGGTCGTTAGATATTATCCAGTTGGCTACAAAGTTACTAAAAGGGCAAATCCAACTGTTGTTATTTACAGCACTGCCACCGGCTCAAGTGGTGTAATGAGGCTTGACTCAAGCGACGAAAGCGCAGCAGCTTCAGGCGTTGGCGATGCAAATATGATGATATTTAGCGATGATGCCAGTATTCCAAGTCATTTTGGGGCATTCTTCCACTACACCCTGGAGGCAGAACTATGAGCAGCACTGTTAATTACAAACTGATGACAGACATCATCAGCGGGCAAGTTGAGTGCATCAAGCGCACTGACGCTTCCGGTGATACAGCGTTTGTCCCTGTTGACAGTGCAAACAAGGACTACAGGGAATACCTTGAATGGGTTGCTGAAGGCAACACAGCTGAACCTGCTGACTAATGGCTGACCGCAAAATTTCTGACCTGACGGCGCTGTCATCACCTGCAACGGGTGATCTGCTGCCGATCGTTGACGTTTCGGAAGCCGCAAACGCCGACAAAAACAAGTCGATTACGTTTGCCACGCTGTTCCGCACTTTGGACGATGGCAGTGTTGGTGCGCCTGCTGTTGGCTTTCTGAGCGATTCCGGCACATCCGGTTTTTATCGCACTGCTGCCAATGAGGTGGCGATCAGCAACAGCTCAACGTTCACTGGCAAGTTCACCACGTCTGGCTTCCAGCTTGGTGATGGAACGGCTGCTGCACAGTTGCATCTGTTCAGCACTGACACCACTGATCAGGTCATCATTGAGAACAGTGATGCAGGCTTAGATACTGCGCCTGATCTGGTGCTGTATCGCAACTCAGCATCACCTGCTGCTGATGACAACCTCGGCAACATCGAGTTTCGCGGTGAATCTGACGCAGGCAACGCTCACGTTTACGGCCAGATTCTTGCTCAGATCAGCGATCCATCCGACACCACTGAAGATGGCATCCT